GGAAAACCGGAAGGCAGCTATTACAAAATAAAGGATAGAACCATAGATGTTGATATATTCAACAAGGACAAATACAAGGCTACGCATGACAAGTTAACCGGACTTTATAACAGTGATTACTTTTGCGACAAGGTTGAAGAGATATTAAAAAGCGTATCGAGATCATTAAAAGAACAGAGTCAAAAGTAATTTTAGATATTGATGCGGACTTCGTAAATCCGCTGATTTTTGAACAATACATGGATTATGGAAAAACAGTGGAGGATGCAGCAATGGCGATAGTACAAAATATCCCAAATGTGAAATCATTCCACATCGAACCACAAGGGACACAGAAAGGAATGTTTTATAAATGAATTTATATGAATTAAGTTTAGCGTTTCAAGAAGTACAAAATATGGAATTAGATCCTGAAGTAATGAAAGACACGTTAGATAGTATCGAAGATGCCATCGAGAGCAAAGCAGAAAACATTGCTAAGCTTATTCGAAATCTCGAATCAGACGTATCAGCTTACAAAGAAGAAGAGGACCGTTTAAAAACGAAACGTCAAGCTACAGAGAATAAAGTGAAATGGTTAAAAACGTATTTAGAAGACAACATGAAAATGACTGGAAAGACTAAATTCAAATCAGGAATGTTTAACTTCTCGATTCAAAAGAACCCTGCAAGTGTGAACATCACTGACGAAAAAGCTATTCCAGAAGAATTTCTAATTCCACAACCGCCAAAAGTGGATAAGACTTCATTAAAAGAAATATTGAAGAGAGGAATTGAAGTTCCAGGAGCTGAATTAAAACAAACGGAAGGATTGAGAATTCGATAATGAAAAACAAGATTTTAGTAACAGAGAATATTTCGATTGAAATTTCTAAACACAAAATTGAAATTTTTACATGTCTACCCTTCAACATCCAAGTTAGTTTTGAAGAAACAATCGTCCCAACATTAGATGAAGACGGTGAACTCTTTGGGAAAAGATATCAATTAAACATTTTTGCAAAGCCTAAATATATGGATGAGTGTACGTCTGAAAGTGATGTATCATTCACTATTAGTAATTACAGAGAACTAAAAACGTTCTGGAAGTTTGTTGAAAACAACAAGAATAACTTATTCGATATGGCAGGTTACGAAGGAGAAGTCGAAGCATGAGAATTCTAGCAATCGACCCTGGAAGCGCAAAGGTTGCAAGTAGTACGAACGGTATCGTGTTACTTGATAATGCAAGATTAGTAAATCACTGGGTCGTTCCTTCCGCAAAAGTCCAGGATATTCGGAATTGGTTCGAAGAGGTCGGTCGCTTCTTAGATGTGGATGTAGTCGTTATTGAAAAGTTCGAAGCTAGAGACAATGACAAATCAAAGGATAATTCAGTTCTTGAAAACGTCGCTCTGTTTCGAGTTCTTTTTCCAGACGCTGTCTTGCAGCGCAATGCAGGTTATCAAACGGATATTCCGAATGAATTACTAAAGCGACTTGGATTGTGGAAGTTTGAAAAGAGCCATCACCAAGATGTGCGTGCTGCAGCAAGGCTCGGACTATTTTGGGCGATGAGAAACGATGTCAAAGAAGTCATTGATGATATTGGCAAGGTGGTGAATGAACATAACGTTAAAACTAAGAAAGTGGCAATCTGAAGCGATTGAGAGAAGCAAACGGTCAACATACGGAATCTTTCTTGAAGCTCTTGGGGGTCGCGGAAAAACTATCTGTGCTCTAGCTATTGCAAAAGAGAAAAACGCTAAGAAAATCATCATCACAAACAACCGCCTTTCGATTCTAGAAGGTTGGAAAGATGCCATCAAAAAGATGAATTTTGATTCAGATGTTGAGTTTATTATCTCAACTGACCGAAGTATTCAAAATATGTTAAAAAAAGGCTCAAAATTCAACTGTGACGTGTTGATTATTGACGAGTGGCAGAATATGTCATCAGAGAAGCAAGTGGCCTTATATCGTCGCATAAAGCGAAAATACACGATAGGACTTTCAGCTACTCCAATCAGAAAAAAAGGGCAAAATTTCTACCCACTCGAAAAAACGATTTTTGGGTTTGCAAATCCAAATAATAAGTTTGATTGGCAAAAAGTTCACGGAAGAATGGTGTATGATCCATTTACTTATTCGAAAGAAAAATGGGAGGATTTTAGAGACTATGAACGCTACGTTAATAATCTTCCAAACTTCTTTAGATGGGAAGAGATCGAAGAAATCGAAAACGCTGTTGAGAATAACGGCTACGAAATTAAGTTCTATCCAGTAACTGTTGAACCTGGAAACCCAGAAACATTAGACAAGTTTAGAAAATTAAATCTAGTAACTGTAAAAGGTGAAACAGCGATGGCAAAACAATCTTTCGGACGGAATACGTTTGAAAGATACCTCAATCAAGCAGGAATTGAAGTCGATTTTCCTAAAATCAAACCAGTGAATGCTGATACTCCACTGATGGTAAAACTCGATGGATTAATCAAGAGAGCACCACACGATATGCTGATTGTCAGCAAATCAAAACAGATTGTAAATGTCATCAAAGAACGGCATCCACACATCGGAATCTGGACTGGAGACATTCAAGAAGGACTTGACAGAAAAGTAGTAGTTGCTACAAACCAGGTTCTTGGAGTCGGTGTTGATGGCTTGCAGCACAAATATCAAACGATCGTTGTTCTAGATCCAGTCGAAGAAGGTTCTGGAGAATACGACGATTACCGCCAATTGCTTTGGCGAATAACAGGGAGTAGACAACAACACGATGTAAACGTGATTGAATTTTATTATAAAGGAGAATGAAATTGTTTAAATTACCAGAAAATAAACCACAAGTGCCAAAGGATACGCCTCGTAATTATTTCATCTATGGTGAAACTATGAGTGGCAAATCGTACCTAGCGAATGAATTCCCTAATCCGATTGTATTGAACACGGACGGGAATGCGGAAGCAAACAGCGTGCCAAGTATTCAATTATTAAATGACAAAGATAAATCAGGGCGCATCACTAATTCAGTGATTAAGCAGCTAGGAGAAATCCTATTAGCTCTACAAACGCAAGAACATTCATACGAGACAGTCGTAATCGATGTTATCGATGACGTTATCGAGATGATTAAAATTGCGGTGTGTGATGAACTAACTCCACCAGGGAAACCTCGATTGAAGTCATTATCTGAAATCCCGTATGGAAAAGGCTACGACTTCTTTAACCAAGCTATTACAGAATTGGTTATTGACCTCAAAGCATTACCAATGAACGTTATTTATATCAGCCGTCAAATCTCAGAATATGACGACAACGGAAATGCTACTAAAGACAAACCAAGCTTGAAAGATAAGTACGTGAACCTTATTAACGGAAATTCGGATTTAATGATCCACACAGAAAAAATCGGGAATAACTACAATCGTGAAGTAGACAGAAAACGTAAAACTTATTATGCGGACCAGGTGGATGACAAAGCGATTTTGAAAATCTTATCAACAATTAGAGGCGCTGTTGAACCACCTCGTAAACAACAAGCAGCAACAAAACCAGTTGCAAAACCAACAAAACAAGAAACAGTTGAAGTTTCTAATAACGAAGACGAATTATTTTAAAACTAAAGGAGAAATGAAAAATGAGTTTATTAAGTATTGCAAAGAAAATTAAAGAAGATGGATTTGACCCTCGTAAAGATAGCGTAAATGGACCTGCAGCATTACCAGCTGGTGATTATACAGTTGTATTAAAACGAGCGCAATTCAACATTGCATCAAGTGGATGGGAAAGCCTAGGATTCACATTTGAAGTCCGTGAAGGTGAATTTAACGGACGTACTGAATATGTATCTTTCGGAACATTATCTGAATGGAACGGCAAAGACCTTTCTTGGTCAGTAGAACGAACAATTAAATTCTTTACAAAGGCTATTGAATTAGCTGGAGACAAAGTTATGAAGAACGACTTCGAAGACGGAAGAGCATTAGCTGATGCGTTAGAACGTAAAGCGGTTGGTTCTTACTTCACATTAAAAATTCTTGAAACCAAAGGTAAAGAAGATAAAGTATATCGCAACTATGACATTGAAGAAAATGCTGAAAATGCGATGAATACAATCGACGTGGATGATTCGGATTTGCCATTCTAAAAATTAAGGTGATCTCATGCACTCAATGAAAGAATATGCGCTGCTATATCAGCAGAAAGGGTTCTCGGTCATCCCGATTAGTCCTACAACTAAAAGACCATTAATTGAATTTGCGGATAAACCACCTCTTGATGCTGATAGAATTAACGAAGTTTGGAATCAATATCCGAATGCGAACATCGCACTAAGAACTACGAATTTCTTCGTGATTGATATCGACAAGCACGGACAAACCA